GGCGAAGTGATGTTTGTTGGTAAAGACGTTGCTGAGATTATTGGGTATGCAGACCCTAACAAAGCTATTGCAATGCATGTCGATGCGGACGACAAACTCAACGACAAATTGTCGTCGAGTTGGGGTCAGCGTGGTGGGTGGCTTATCAACGAGTCTGGGCTATACAGTCTGATTCTTTCAAGCAAAATGCCTAATGCGAAGAAGTTCAAACATTGGGTAACGGCAGAGGTTCTTCCGGCTATCCGTAAGCATGGAGTGTACGCTGTAGACGAAGTGCTACAGAATCCAGATGTTCTGATTCAAGCCTTAACCGAACTGAAAAAAGAGCGAGAAGAAAAAGAAAAGCTTAAAGAAACGGTGGCGGTACAGAATCAGCAGATAACCGAAATGACACCAAAAGCCGGTTATTACGATGTTGTTCTGAATTGTAAAGATGTAATATCTACAACCGAAATCGCAAAGGATTATGGCTGGAGTGCAAAAAAGATGAACGCATATCTCCACGAAAAGAAGATTCAGTTCAAGCAAGGGAAAATCTGGTTGCTATACCAGAAGTATTCAGAACAAGGACTAACATCGACTAAGACTAGCGTTTATAACGGTAGTGATGGTTTAAGCCATTCTAGCATTCACACATATTGGACACAGAAAGGAAGATTGTTTATTTACGAACTTCTTAAGAAAGACGGGATATTACCGATAATGGAGAGAAGATGAATAAGAATAAGAAAGAAATTATCGACGATTTGAATTACATCAAAAAAGCGATGAAGGAAAGCACACTTTATCAGTATGACGCAATCATTTTCATTATAGATACGTTGATTAGATACTTTGAAAAAGGGGGTGAAGATTCGTATTGTTTTGATTGGATTAGTACGGAAGATGAATTACCTAATGATGATGAAGCTATTATAGCTCTTATAAGGGGCGAAAAATTCGACTTCCGAGAAAAATACGATGTATATATGCCTTATCATCACAACTTTAACCACGATTTTTTCATAGAAACATATTCACACTGGTTCCCAATTCCAATAATCCCCAAAATGGGGATTGTTAACAAAGATAGGGTGCGGAATAAATCTATGACAAATGCGGATAAACTTATACATTTGTTACAGAATCCCGATGAAAATAGAGAAGAGTTTAACAGTTTGATTCCCAACGCTATTAATTGTCCACTGTACATTGACAATAATTATGACGGATTTTGCAACATGAGTTCATATTCGGGAAGTTGTTTGGAATGTACAAAGGATTGGTTATACAAAGAAGTTACAAATGAAGTATTGGAAGTTTGATGTAATAAACCTGATAGCAGATTATCACGTGAATGAGAATGCCGTTGCAACGCTAAAATTACAGTTGCGAGAAGCCAAAAATGAGAAGAAGCACCCATTTGTTGATACTGATAGGGATATGCTTAATCGAAGAATACAGCAGATTGAGTGCAAGATTCAGGAATATCAAATGTACGTTGATATGGTTACACTCGGATTCGATGTTCTGAACGAACAGGAAAGAACCGTGCTGGAATACCTTTATATTGAACAGTATTCAACCCAGAAAACAGCAGAGGTAATGAAGCTGACAGGGGTAGAACTCAAACGGCTTACCCAACAGGCATTAAGAAATTTTGTGAAAGTTGTATCACCACTATAAAACGAAGGGAGTAATACACGATGAAGGTTAGTATTGATGCAGGTGCATTTATTCCGGTGAAAGCTCATGCGGAAGATGGCGGTTTTGATTTAAAATCACCGATTGATACATTTGTTCCGGCAATGGGAAGTTGCGTTATTGATACTGGTGTACACATGGCAATCAAGAGTGGCTATGCCGGATTACTGGTGTCTAAATCAGGTCTGAATACCCTTCAAGGGATTACCAGTACAGGGCTTATTGATTCAGGCTATACCGGAAGTATCAAAGTAAAGCTGTACAACAACGGGTTTTATGATTACTTGGTCAAAAGGGGCGATAAAATCAGTCAGATTGTCATTATCCCAATTATAGATGATAATGGCATTGAAGTTGTTGATGTTCTGGACACAGTGTCAGGAAGGGGAAACAATGGATTCGGTAGCACAGGAAGATAAGGTTAATCACCCAGAGCATTATAACGCTCACAAGATGGAGTGCATCGAAGAAATGAAGGTGCTGTTTGGCGAAACGGCTGTATACCACTTCTGCATTTGCAACGCTTGGAAGTATCGAGAGAGAGCTGGACTGAAAACTGGTGAAACTACAGAGGTTGACCATAGAAAAGCAGATTTCTATATCGAGTATGCACAAAACTTACAAAACAATTAGAGCGTGTTGGTAATAAAAATGGGTTGTCCAAAATCAGGATAACCCATTTCCTATTTTTAGAAATTCGTTTTCCAGCATTCATCGTATTGCTCAGCATAGTAAGGGTCAATCTTACAATAATACTCATGTGCATTGTATTTTTTAGGGTGTTTCCGTTTGCGTTCTTCTTCCAACTTCTTCACATTGACCCATTTCCCGTCAATATATTGAATATCAGAAAGCCAAATTTCAAACATAATGATTAAAATTAGTAATAACATCGTTTTCACCTTCCTTTCAATAATGCACGGCTTGAAACCCTTATATATCAAGGGTTACAAAGGCAAGCCGTTTATTTGCGTTTTAAGGCGGTTGTTTTTGCCTTTTGGATATATTATACCTTGGTTTTCTTTATTATAATACGCATTTTCGCAATAGTCAATAAAATTATTTTGATTTTTCGTAGTAGTTGCGGAGTGCTTTATTGGTTAGACCACTGTATGATTCACCTTTGCTTACCTCGTCCTCTAACCATTTAATAATATCTGAATCTTCTGATTTGTTTAGCTGTACACCTATTCTTTTATACGTTTTTTTTGCGTATTGTTGGCGATAATTATAGTTGTTTCGCTTTGCTTGCTCGGTCGCAAAATGTCTTTTACCCATTATTTTTCACCTTTGTTTCGTAATAATCCCTAAGTGCATTCCTTGTTATCTCGTTGTTAGAGTAGCCCCATTCCTTCTGTTCGTTAATCCACTCAATTAAATCAGCATTTTTATCTCCACGAATGAAAACATTAAAACACTTGCAATTTTCTTTTTTCCAATCTGTTATGTATTGATAATCCCTTTTTCCCATCTATAACAACCTCGTTTTCCCGGTAGGCTTGTATTTCGTACCGTGCTTTTTATCAATTTCTTCAAGATAGTTTTCAACGATTGTGTTCTGCTTCTACACAAGTTCGTTAAATTCTTTTGCTTCATCGGAAAATATCAACCACATATGCACACCGTTTTCATATGGGCTTTCCTTCCGTGCCTTTTCTTCCCATTCTTCCCGGTCTGAATCATCTAACACATTAAAATAATCATCAGGAAGAGGAACAAGTTCATTGAATATCATTTCAAGTTCAGGCAATCCAGCATTCTCAATATCTTCCGCAAGCTGATTAGGAAACGCACCATTATTACAGAACATATTAATTTCTTCACACTCTTCCGGGCAATTATCAAATCTAATACAGTGTAGGCGGTGTCTCCAACCGCACAATTCCCTCAATACAGCGTGCTGTTCTTCTGTTATGGTGGTGCATTTCTCGTTATTGTCCATCAGTCTATCTACATACGCTTGCTTCAATTCCCACTTATTCATTGTCTTGATTCCTTTCATTATACCGTGTATAATTCCTATTTTCCAGCTATATTTTTGTTGTTGTGCGTGGTGGTACTATCCACAATTCGGACAGTACCACCACACAATAATATTTAACGATTGTTCAGTTCGATACGCTCAATAGCCAAATCAATAAATTCCGCAAGTAGCTTGAATTCGCCGTTGTCGTATAGGCTTTGTCTCCACTCGTTGAAATCTGATATTGTTTTTGCGTTTTCCAATAGGTACGCTAGTTGGCTTGTGTGATATGCTACTTCCCACTCAGCAAATTTATTACCGGGTGCCTCGTGATTGTTGATTGTACTGCAAACGTTAAAAGCCATGTAAAAGTTATCTTCATTAAACATTGTTTTAATCCTCCTTATATAATCTTATTTACTTCTAATATCATCGCTTGTAATGCCCCATGGCATTTCATAACCATCGTTTGTAATGTATCGTTTTAACATAAGTTCTTTTAAGTCGCACAAGGACTGATATAAATTCGATTCAAAATAATCCTTCCCGTCAATATCTGCTTCACAAGTCTGATAGTTATAACAGCTGATACAGCCTAGAATCATTCCCGGATTGATATTTGGAATATCAATATATTCAAACTTGCGTGGCTCTTCATTTTCACGATACCGCCAATTAACGCTTGCATAGTTCTGATTCAATAGGTGCTGACCAATGCTATTCCTCAAATCCGTCATATTGATTATAATTGAATTCGGCTTTTTATAGCCTTCCGCTTCATAGAAAGCCCCATAGATTTCAAACCCCTTTACAATTGCGCTGATAGTTTCATCGTTTACAATATAAGCACTCATTTTCTATCCTTCCTTTTCTCTTTATCCACCGGGGGCGATTGTTTCACCCCCGGAATTAACAGTAATTAAATCCAACTGGTTGTTTTTCTCAGCTCTTCAATGCACTCTCCCAATGTGTAGCACTCGTTCGGAGGATAACTGTAGAAGTCGTCTATTTCCTGAACATAGTCTTTCCCCATCCATGGGGTTTCGTAAGCCGTAACCCATTCACCTTTTTTTGTTAGGTATTCACTTCTAATCATAGCAACAAGTTCATCGTCAAATAACATCTTCCTACTTAGTTTTGACACAAGCTCATAAAGATTATGCCCGTGTCTCCATCTGAATTCACATTTATTATCGCTAATGAAAATCTTGTAATATTTTCTTTCATCTTCTTCTGGTCTGAATACAGCTTTTGCTTTATAATTTTCGAAAACAATATTTGATATTTCATGATTATAAAGTTTCAATTCATCGTTTGTAACATTCCCATTCAAATCATACTCAATGCAATATGTTTGACCGAGTCTACCTTCATCAACCGATACAACCTCGATAATACTTCTGCTATCGTGGTCAATGATTCTTTTGTTCTGTCTAATTACTTTTAACATTTTTCTACCTTCTTTCATTTGATTGATATTTGATTGATATTTTTAGGGGGTAGGGTGCTACCCCCATTTACAACTTGTTATTTAACCAACACCGGAAGTACTAAACCCAATTTTCTACCGTATATAGGAAAATACCACCACCCCCACCCCCACCCACACGCACGCTTGATATATAGGAAGAAAATTTTTTCGAGTGGGATTGGACCGATACCCATATACGTATGTGAATGAACGGTTCTGTCCCATCGTGTCTGTTGTCTCTCTCTCTATATATATAAAATGTACTTACACATCGAAAGCACTCTCAAAATTAACACGGGGGTATACCCAAACATGGGGGTAGGTCAAATAATAAACAGTGTCTAAAAATAATAAAAAAATTCTAAATAATAAGGGGATATATAGACTCCCAAGGTGTTAGATAACAAAACAGCGTGAGCATTAACCTTGCGGACTGGTGCAATTCCAGTTATCCCCATAATACGGAGATTACCAATGGCAAATGCAATAGAAACATACAATGCAATATTGAGGACGGATTATTCCGAGTATGTAAAGTATGTACACAAGGGAATGTGGTATAAGACAAGGTTTCATTCTTTTCTATGCAAGTATGTTCAGAACTTCATAGAGACCGAAAACAACGTACCATATGAAATACTGGTGATACATACACCACCACAGCACGGAAAGTCTCAGACAATCACGGAGACCTTGCCGAGCTGGTATTTGGGGAAAAATCCGAACAATAGAGTCATTGAGATTTCTTACAATGAAACATTTGCCATTAAATTTGGTAAAAGAAACCGTAGCAAGATACGTGAATTTGGTGGAGATATATTTGGCATAGATATATCGAAAGATTCTTCCAAGGCACTTGAATTTGAAATTGAAGGTCATACAGGTGGAATGATTTCAAGAGGTGTCGGCACTGGTGTAACAGGTAACCCAGCAAACCTTCTAATCATTGATGACCCTATCAAGAACAGACAAGAAGCGTCCTCGAAGAGCAGAAGAGACCTTATTTATGACGAATGGTTAATGTCATTTAGAACAAGACTTGCTCCAAACGCAAAGGTAATTTTAATCATGACTAGATGGCATGAAGATGACCTAGCAGGGCGATTACTTGATGAAGAGACCAATATTAGGTATCTGAGGTTTCCGTGCGAATGTGAGGACGAAAACGACCTTCTACACCGTCATATAGGTGACTCGTTATGTCCAGAGATTGGTAAGGATAAAGAGTGGCTTGACATAATGAAGTCCACCATGTTGTCTGAGAGCGGTTCGATGACATGGAACGCATTGTATCAGGGCAGACCTACAGCAATTGAAGGTAACATTATCGAGCGTGACTGGTGGCAGTATTACGATGATTTACCCGAGAACATGGTTCAATGGGTAATGTCCGTGGACGCTTCATTTAAAGATGATGATACTTCCGACTTTGTAGCAATCCAAGTTTGGGGGAAAAGTGGCACAAACTATTATTTGGTAGACGCAGTAAAAAAGCACCTAAATTTCCCTAATACGATACTGGAAATACGGCGATTAAGGGCACAATACGAAGATTGTAAAGTGACACTAATTGAGGATAAGGCGAACGGTTCGGCAATTATCACAATGCTGAGAAGTGAAATGTCTGGAATCATAGCTGTACTACCAAATGGGAGCAAAATGTCACGTGTACAGGCGATTTTAGGTGCTATTGAGTCTGGAAACGTGTATCTACCAAGGAATAAACGCTTCACGAACGATTTTGTCGATGAGTGTTCGTCATTTCCTAACGGTGTACACGATGACCAAGTGGACAGTATGTCGCAAGCGTTGAATAGATTGATTTATCAGCATGGAGACAGGGCGAAAAAGAAGGAAAAGTCGCTATTTGAGAAGATGTTTCCCGGCTATTTCACCGAAAAAGCCGAGGGACACGGGAAGGTGAAGGTCATTTAATGTATTATGCAATCATTATACTTGCGGTTCTAATGCCTATCTGCACGATTACTGCTTTTATCATCGGATATAACGTGAACGCACAGAAGAAAATTTTCGTTCGGAAACCGAAGAGAAAAGCGACACCGGAAGAAGAACTGCTTGAAAGAATTGATAAAGCTCATATTTAAGGGGTAGACAATGGGAGAAGTTGGTTATCACGATATTTGGCAAAAGTATGAAAAGTCCAAACATTATATGGACGGAAAGAACATTCTGTTAAAGACCGAACGGAACTGGAATTTCTTTGTTGGTAAACAGTGGGAAGCAACCAAGGATTCGGAAGGTTTGGAAGATTTGCCAATGCTGAATTTCATCAAACAGACAGTAAACTATAAGGTTTCAAGCATTTCCCAGCACGCAATTACGGCAATTTTCAGCGATATGAATTCTGGAACCCTTGAATTGGGTAACGATGATGTTTGCCATAGAATGAATAATCTGTTTGATATTTCGTGGCAAAAGGCGAAAATGAACCGAGTTGCACGAAAGGCATTGAAACACAGTGCTGTACAGGGCGATTCTTATGTTTTCTGGTATTCCGGTGACACAAGGAAGAGTCCGCAGATTGTAAACAATACACAAATGCGTTTAGGTGATGAAAACACGGTGGACATTCAGGAACAGCCGTGGATTATCATTGAAGAACGACTAACAAAAGATGTTGTAAAGGAAAGAGCAAAGCTACAGGGTTGTACAGAAGAGGAACTAGCACTGATTATGACCGATTCTGACAACGATACCCAGCTTTACAACAAACAAGAGGTATCGAACAAGGTTACAAGCCTTGTATATATGGAAAAAAAGAAGGGCATAGTTCACATAGCAAGAGCAACGAAGAATGTTATCTATGAAGAACTACACCCGATAGCACAAACGAAGAATAATGAACCAATTGGAACTGGACTTACCATGTATCCGATTGTACCTATGATTTGGGAAGAAGTACCGAATACTGCAAGGGGTTCTTCCGAGGTTGAACATCTTATCCCGAATCAGCTTGAACTTAATAAAACGCTTGCCCGGAGAGCAATCAGTGTAAAGATGACTGCATTCCCAAGGGTTGCATATGATGAAGGTATGCTTGCAAATCCAGAGGATTTAGACAAGGTAGGTTCTGCATTAAGACTTACAGGTGGAAATGCACAAGCTATTTCACAGATGATAGCATACCTATCCCCACAGGCACAGTCACAGGACGCTAAATTGCTTTCTGACGAGCTTTTGGAGAAAACCAAGGATTTGTCCGGTGCTTCTGATACGGCACTGGGAAACATTGATTTAAGCCGTGTATCTGGTACAGCGGCAACCACCATTAGAGACCAACAGCAAGTACCACTTAACGACCAAGTGACCATGTATCAAGAATTTGTTGAAAACGTGGCTCTTCTGTGGTTTGACATTTGGAAAGCATACTATCCAGATGGCATTGAATTTGATGGAATCCGAGTTGAAGCAGAAGAGATTGAAAACATTGTTCCAAATGTACGAATTGACATTGCGGAAGATACAACGCTTTCAAGAATGACGAGCCAACAGGAAATCTCGAACTTGTTCAACAACAACAAAATCACCTTTGACGAGTTCGCAGAAGCATATCCAGAACACGCAAGTATTGATAAGAAAATACTGCTTAAGATTGCGGAACAGCGGAGACAAGCCCAGCTTGCCCAGCAACAGGCAATGGAGCAACAGCAACTCGCCATGGGAGGTATGCCGGGTGATTTAGAGATAAATAACGAGGTGCAACCGGAAATTGCCAGTCAAGATGTTTCCGATAGTGGCGGTATGTCGGCACAACAGGTTCAACAGATGGTAGGTGGCAACTAATGAAGAAATTAGATTCTTATACGGAAGATGAATTGTTGGAATTATACGAAAGTTTTCTTGACGATGTAGAGAAAGACGGTTACGAATATATTCCAACACGTTCAAAATTCGCAAAATCACTAGGGTATCGACCCAGTGAAATGTACAGGTGGCTAAATTTACACCCACATGCTTCTGCAAAAATGAAAGCTATGACCGCAGATGTTATAGCTTCGGGAGCAATGTTAAAACACTATGTTCCTAACGCTTCTGCACTAGCACTAAAAAACTGGTGCGGTTGGGAAGATTCACCAAAAACAAACAAGGAGAAGGACTCCAAAACTGCAAAGGCAGAGAAGGACGCAGAAAAGCTTCTTGATGAATATATTGGTGAAAAGCGTGAAAAGCGGAAACGTGAACACGCACAATTAAGTTAAAACCCCAATTTAAAGAGAGGACTAAAATGGACGACGATTACAACATCAACGATACAAGCGAAGAAACAGTGGAGGTCGCTGAACCACTAAACGAAGATGAAGAAAGCGTAGAAACGGCGGAGGTCGCTGACCCGTCAGAATCCGAAGAGGTTGTCTCAGAACCAGAAGAAAATCAAGAAGGTGGTCGAACATCACAGGATAGCGCATTTGCTGAAATGCGGAGAAGAAATAGAGAGCTTGAAAATGATAACAAGCTGATGTTTGACGCACTTAATAGATATTTCACTGGTGATGACGCAAGAGAACTCTCCATTCAAGCTAATGCCTATGCGGATAGCAGAGACCCGGAAGAGGTACGAGCAGAATTTGAGCGTTCACGTGAAGCGGAAGAATTGCGTTCTGAAAATGAAGAACTGCAAGAACAGCTCATGAACATTCAGATTGAACAGCGTATGGCAGAAGATTTGAGAACGATTCAGGGAATCGACCCAACGGTTAAATCTTTGGACGATTTGGGAGAATCTTTCATCAATTATATCAGTGCTGGGTTAGACGCTACAGACGCTTATTATGCGTCTCTTCTGAAAGACCAGAAGGAAAAGGTTTACCCGCCTAGTGAAATTGGCAAAATTGCCGATACAAAGATTGATAGAGATTACTACACTTCCGAAGAATTGGATAATCTGACGGACGAAGAACTGGACGCAAATTGGGATAAGGTAATGCGTTCAATGAAGCGACTATAAACGATTTTTAAAGGAGGAAAGATATGTCTTTCAATAATTTTAAGGCAAAGATTTGGAGCAAAGATATTCAGCGTGAGCTTGAAAGAGTAGCCGTATACGCAAACGACACTAACCAGAAGTATTCCGGTGAGATTAAAGGTGTCGGAGATACTGTAAGAATTCAGGGTGTCGGCAAGCCAAAAATCACAATGTTTACTAATAAAGACCGTATTAAGCTGGAAGATGCAGAGAGAGTAGAAGATACTTCCACTTCCCTGATTGTTGACCATGTAGCAACCTTCAACTATGCGGTTGATGACATTGATAAGGCACAGGGGGCTAATGGTGTACTCCCGATTCTGAATACAGAAGCGTCTGAGGAAACCGGAAACGTAATTGATAGAGCAATTGCGGAACTCTCCAACGATAAACAGGCAAAGAGAATGACACCAGTAGAGATTGCTGGTGGCAAGGACGGTAACGCACTGAGCATTCTGGATTTGGCTTTACAGCACCTTTACGAGATGGACGTAAACCCAAGCACACTGATTACTGTTACCATTCCACCAGCATTTTATACCAGATTCAAACAGGTATATACACACATTGATACAAACAATTCTGAATACCTGAAAAATGGTCAGATTGCAAAATACAGCAACGCAGTTATCAGATGGTCTAACAATGTGGCAAAGGATAAGGAAGGTCATGACCTGATTCAGGTTAAGACCCAGAGAGCAATCGCACTTGCTAAGTCTGAGCCACATACCGAGCCATACCGCCCGGAAGATGGATTTGCGGACGCTGTCAAGGGCTTTGTACTCTTTGGTACGAAGATTGTTAGACCGAAAGAGTTTATCAATATTCCGGTATCTTATAAGTAAGAATAGAGGTGTTAAATATGGCAGTAACGAATGTAAAAAAGGTATATTCCGTTCTCAATGACGGAACAAACATTACTGAAACTAGCGTGACTGGTGATTTTGCGGTTGACATGACCGGAGCAGATTACAAGACAGCTATTATGTTCAGAAACGCTGGTACTTCCGAAGCCAAGGTAACTATCCCGGTTGGTGATGGTATTCAGGGTGTCGGAGACGATGTAGCATTTAGCGTAGCTGGAAATGCTACAGCAGTTGTTGTAGTTGACAGTGGAGCATATAAGCACGTTAGCGGTGATAATAAAGGCAAGCTTGTTGGAAAGACTACCGCTGAACTCAAGGTATCCGCTGTAGAACTTCCGTAGAGTTGGTTTTACAAGGTGGGGTAAATTATTTGCCCCACCTATTTAAGAATTTGGGGGTACTACTTATGTCAATGACATGGGGCGATTTAAAAGAAATGCTTGTGGATTTGGGATTTGAGGAAGATTCAATTACAAGCGAAAATGAATACGGAAGATTGATTCGTAATTCTGTAAACAGAGCTGTTTCAATTATTCGCTCAACTGTGATTCTCCAAATTGCTGATTATTTGCGATATGAAGAATCTTGGGGATATGAAACCACAGAAGAAGATTCTGACGGAACAGAGCGCAATAAGTGGGTTCTACCTAAAACAAAGCGGATTACAGCAGAAACAGAAGATACCCAGAAAATCAATTTCCCAGAAATTCTTGAACCGTTGTTGCCGTTGCTTTCGGCACACTATATTTGGCTTGACGATGATTTAAGTAAAGCGACTTTGTATTGGAATGAGTATGACGATATGAAGAATCAGATTGTAGCGGTAGCGAAAACACCTAGAAGAGCGTTGATAGAGGGGGGATTTTAAATGGCACAAATGAAAATGCCTAGCGAACCTAAAATGTACGCAACGCAATACAGAACGCTTTTAGGGGTCGACTTCCAGAAAGATGTTACCGATGTAGACAAAAATCATTCTCCAAACATGGTGAATATGATTTCTGATTTGGGTGGTAACCCGATTAAGCGTCCGGGGTACAGAGTGTTCGAGGAAGATAAAACCGTTTCAACATATCCAAACGATAGGTTTATTTATTTCATATCCATCATGGATAAGCTATACGGAATCAAAAAGCACAGCGGAGAAAGCAAGTCTGAAATTATTGTAATTGAAGTTGAATTTGCTGACTTTAAGGTTAAAGAAAAAAAGGTTGTTCGGGCTATAGAACTGGATACCGGGAATAACCCAAATGCGACAACTGATATATATATTAGAAAGATTTTCTCTTATAAGAACTATATGTATATCCTTACGCATAATGCGTATATCCGGGTAAATGTGTTAAGTGGTGAGTATATTCTTTCTGGTGTAGGCAAACACATGATGTCGCAAGGTGATGTTCCGGGAATGTCTGCTCCAACCACGAGTGAAATAATCCCACTCACAACCTTTTCGATTACCAATCCAGAAAACGGCACTGGTGGCGAGTCGCTGTATGGAAAGAACCTATTGAGCATTTACCAGATGTGCAGTTATGTTTTATCTAATCCAAATGATGGTTCACAGCAAACTCAAACTAAATTTAAAATTCCAAACTATGCGAAAATAACGGATTATGTCAAAGTCGAAGTAATGGACAACAACGGTTCATGGGTTGAAACAACCGACTTCACGCTTGATGAAGGTGAGCCAGAATATGGATATTGGGCTGATACATATTACAGGAACGGAAAGATATACACAAGCGGTTATATAATGCTAAAGTATAAAATTCATGAGCCTATTGTAACATTCAAGAATCCACCTTCATGGTCGCCAGTAACAGGTAAAGACAGTGTACGTATAACATTTGTTCCATTCTCTAAGGAGATAGAAGAGGAACACAATGTTGTTCACGACTATGACATTTGCCGTGGTGTATACAATTCAAAGCTTATAGAGCTGATTGAATCTGAGGTGTTCACAGTTTTCAATACACGGCTTTTTGTGGGGGTTGATAATAAAGCGTATTATTCTGAGCCTTCCAGAATGTTGATGGTGCCGGATAACTATTGGATTGAAGTTGACCACAACATAATGTCGTTTGCAAGATTAAATTCGAATCTATCAATCATCACTGACGGAACCGGGGAAAACACAATTTATGTGGCTTCTGAATCAACTGAGACGGTTAATACCACAACAGGAGAAACGGAAACTAGGTATTCTATAAAACCTTCCAATTCTGGTATTGGTGCCATTAATGGTCACTGTACTGGTACATTGAACGATGAACCATTGTTCCTATCAAAAGACGGTGTATACGGTGTTTTGACCAACTGGTTATCTGATAAGTACGCTGTGAATAGAAGTGCAAGAATAAACCGAAAGTTGTGCAAAGAGCCTGACCTGAAAAACGCTGTAGGTATAACGTGGAACGGCTATTATTACATAGCCATAAACGGAAAAATGTACGTTCTTGACAGCAGACACAAAGATTCTGTAAGGGGAAATAACACTTCTTATGAATGCTATTTCTTTGATTCAATGCCTAGTATAAAAGAAATGTACGTTGTTGACGATGTTATGTTGTTCAGTGATGGGGATTTCATTTATCGGTGGAATGATGACCTTTCGGAATACTACAAGTATTACGATGACGCACACATGGTAGAGGTTGTTTCGGTTCTGTTCAATTCATCTGAATCAAACAAGGCTCCAGAAGATAATTGGGACACAAGAGAGAATGTAAACAGCAGAGCAATTACCAATAAAACGGTTTACTGGACAAAAATTGTATATAGCGGTAAAGAAGCTGAAATTATTCCTAGAATGATTGAGGAAAAAGAAGAACCGACAATCGGTTCTGTAACATGGACTGGTACACCAGTGTGGTGTAAGTGGTGCAGTACATTTGATGATGACGGTTCACCGCAGAAGTTAAAGACTCTTAACAAAAAGGGAACAATGCTTACCGTTGCTCCATATGCCAAATCTAGCGTTGAATTAACGCTAATAAAAGATGGCAACGATATTCAACATTTGGGAATTTATGAAACAAACTTGCTCAGTTTCGAAAGAATTGATTTAACAAAATTCTCATTCAAATCAAATGCAGTTGTTTCTGATGTGTTCCCGAAAAAGAAAATCAAGAAATACAAACGACTTCAATTTGTGCTTGAAAATAAACGAGCTGAGCCGTTTGGCATAACAAATATAGTTAAAACGTATACGATTGGGAATTATGCGAAGAGGTGATAATGCATGTCAGTTCAAAATTTCAGAGTAACACCCAGCGAAATTTCAAAAGTAATGGTGAAGTCTCAACCGGATATTCTGGTTGGCACACCAACCGAAAACAAACAGGTATTTGATAATTACCCTGATTTATTAGCCAATAAACTGAATCAGCTTATTGCTTTTATGGATAGCGATTACCTAAAGGATTATACGATAGATGATTCAGTTGTTGCATATTATAAAAACACGCTAGGAATGAGCGTGTAGAAAGGGGGTGAAACAATGGCTTCTACTACTCTAAACTTAGGCGGTGTAAACTGGAAATCAAGCTCAAGCAAAACTCCATACACAAATATTTATAACAAGTATGCACAGTATGAAAAAGCGTCTAGGGACGCATATGTAAGTGGCTTGGGAAACCAGCTTAAAGCCGACCAGGGAACGACCAACGCACAGTATAACAACAATGCTAGGCAGTATTATATTCAGAACATGCAAGCTCAAAAGTCTTTACCATCACAGCTTGCAAATAACGGCTTAACAGGTGGAGCGTCCGAATCCGCAGTTATTCGAATGAACAACGCATACGGACAAAACCTTGCCAATAACGAGTCTGGAAGAGCAACATCACTGAACAACTTGCAGACCACATACAATAACAACGTGGCAGAATATGATAGAAACTACAAAGAAAATCTATCAAAGGCATATCAGACTTCAATGGAAAATCAATTGAAGTATGAACAGGAACAAAATAAACTTGACCTTCAATACTTTGCAAATTCTGTCGCAAACAGATATAACAGTTCGAAGGCTTGGAAGAAAGCGATTGCTAGAATGAAGAAAAGCAAGGAACCTAACAAGAAGTATAAGGTTGCATTGTTACAGCAGGGATTCACGAACTGGAAAATCGCTAAAAAAAAAAGTAGCGGTGGCGGTGGCGGTGGCAGTGGCGGTTATCGCCGTAGCTATGGTGGCTATAGGAGCGGTTATAGTGGCACTGGATATTCTACACCAGATAAAGCCCCTTCCACGAAAGATAAGCCAAAGAAGAGCAAGAAAAAATCAAGTAAAACGAAGTCTAAAAAATCAAAGGGTACATTTCAGCCAGCATGGAGAATTAGCGGTCTTTAGAGGTGAACTATGGGTTTATTTAAATGGTTTAAAAGAACATTCCTTGGAGATGATGGGAAATCTAAAAAGAAAAAGAGTGGCGGTTCTTCCAGTAGCGGTAGCGGTAGGGGCAATTCATGGACGATTGCCCCTAGCAACCCATCTTCTGGGCGTGCTTATAATGCTTACCGTGAATCTGAAAAGAAACGGAAAGCGAAACAGGAAAGCGAACAGAAAAGAACCGAACAAAATTGGGGAAATGTTTTCAAGCGTGGCACAATTTGGACTGACGCAACATCTAAAACAAATGTTGACCATTCCAAAATTGAAAACCCAATAAAAGATAAGCTTGACGCAAAGGCGAAAAAGTCTACAGAGAATAAAGTTAAATACAAGAGTTTTGCCGACAATTTCCAAAAGCGAGCGTTAGAAGAAGATAAAACTTCTCCAATCGCTTTGAGTGGAAAGGGAAAGGGTGTAAACCTCACTAAGAAACTTAAAGAATCCTCGAAAAAACATGAGAAATTCATGGGCGATACAGGGAAAACCAACTATCAAAAGAAGCTGGAGCAGAAAATCGGGGACGCTAAAAGAGAAAAAAAGGAACTTGAATACGAATCAAAGAATCACCCTAAATCGCTTTATACCGCAAGAAAATTCGCTACAGGTGTTACCCTTGGTGGCGAAAAGGCACTTGAAACACTTTCCGATAAGGAAGTAAAAAAAAGCCTTAAAGAGAATGACAAAGAAGCTGATAAGACATGGGTAAAACCGATTGAGTCAAAGGCTAATACGAAAGATGAAAAACGGTTACAAGCTACATCTAACCTTCATGAAATGAGCGGTAAAAAGGCAAAGGGTGTGACTGGTGGAGAAGTTGGCACTGTAGCTGAACTTGCCGGAAATATGCTTACATACGGTATGACTTCTGACCTGACCAAAGGCATTGGAGAAAAAGGTATTAACCGTATCGCAAAGCTTACGAAAACGGGCGAAACAGCGGAACAGGCACTTGAAAAATCAAAGCTTGTACAGAAGCTTGCTAAGGGTTCACCAGATAGAGCAAAGGAGATTTCTAAAAAACTTGCAAGTGGACTTGCAGAAGATTACGGAATTAATAAAACAACTGGTTTGGCACAATCCGCACTTGACGCAACAGCGACAAAGCATGAGGACAAGGATTCTTCTTGGACAAAAGAATTTGCTAAAAATCAGGCGATTAACCTTGCTACTGGTGGAGCGTTGGAAGTAGGGTCTGCTGTTCTCAAGAGCCGTCAGGCGAAAAAAGAAGCTGTAAGCAAGATTGATGATTTTGTTAATAAAGAACTTGATTCCAATAAAGACAATCCATTAAAAAAGATTGATAAGTCTTACGACCCAGCAACAGGAGAATATAAGGAGTCCACAGAATTAAAGAAATTCAAATCCGGTGAACAGAAAAGAACCGACTATGATAGGCTTGCTGGAAACGAAGAACGACTTGTAAAGAGCGACAATGTAAAAAAACCTGAAATTAGAGACCTTCTGAAAGACAAGGTAACCAGTGCAAATTCTAAAAGCGTTTATGAAAACGTAAAGAGCGTGACTGGTGGCGAAAACAAGGTATCTAAAGACGCTGTTCAGAAGTCTGGTATTCCGTATAGTGCCGTTGAAGGTGGTTCATCTGATGTTTATTTGGAGCAGAAAAAGAAGAGTGCTGGTAACGATGTTCATGCGGAAAAACTCAAAAAGCTGGACGCAAAAATTAAAGAGCTTGAAGCGAAAGACAAAGCGAACATCGAGACCGCAAACAAACTCAAAAATAAAATATCTGATGAAATGGCTAATAAGACAGAGTATGAGTTAGGCGCTTATAAGGCACAGCGGAAGAACCTTGTAAAAGAATCTTCAAGTAATAATGCTTCTGGTTTTACCTACGATGACTTCTTGAAAAACGATGAATTTAAAGGTTTCAACGCAGATAAAAAGGCTAGAAACCGTCTTAAAATGGTTGACCGTGGAACAGGTGAAACCAAAAAGGAATTCATTGATAGAAATTACAAGAATGATTTTGAAGTTAAAGACAACGGAAAGACAAAACAGCATTTTATTCTTGATAATAATGGCAAGCGTAAAGCGGTTTCAAAAGACCAGTACGAGTATGCACAGCACTTAAAAAATCTTGATAGAGAGAATCCGAGTGCAGAAAAGGTGGTTGCAGATACCAATCAGGAACTCGAACAGCTTAAACAGCGAAAAGAACAGGTTCAGGAAGAGCAAAAGAAGCATATTCAGAACAATGACGCTGAAAGCACTATTAAGAGCGAAGCTGAATTACAGGACATTGAAGCAAAGGAAAAGGCTTTAAACGAATCTGAACCCGGAACAGAAGTAATGGTTGATGACGGACTCCCGGTTGAGGATAAAGGAAAACCGAACAACAAAGAACAGAGTTATAGTTCAAATTCTGATGTAAAGCGGTCTCTTGAAGACTATATTTACGAAAGCACACCGCTTAAAAAGGCTGGTGGCTACGAGGGGTCTACTGATGAAATGTTGGATATGGCAGAAAGAAATGCTAGGTCTGCTGTTTCAGATGTTCCAGATAAACATGAAGTTGTGAAGAGCTTGAACCTTGATGAACTTGAACCGAGTAATGCACTGGATAGAGCTTTAACCGAAACATATGATGATTACAAAAGAGCGGTTGAAAGAGGTGATGAAGTCGAAGCGGATAGATTCGCTGATGAAGTAATTAAAACGTATAGAGCTAAACAGTATTCAGATGAATTCGGAACCGAAATTTCGCACATTTATGCAAGTGGAAAAGAAGCAAGTTCAAGAGACTTGAATTTCCATGTTCCATCGGGAGACGAACTTTCCGAACTGAGACAGCAAGTGTCAACAACCGTTGGTGAATCCAAAGAGTTTGCAGGACATGTTGATGATTTGAATGTTGAGCATAGGATTAAAGATGATGGCATGAAAACTGGTAAAACAGTTAAAACCATGTATAACAATGCTCAATCTGATGAAGCACGTTCAATCATCAAGGAAATGGCAAATGATAGTTATTTGGATACCTATCGAAAACACACTAAAGAGGACGCACAGAAAGCAATTGAAAGAACAGTTTCAAACCCTGACGCTGTAGTTAGAGAACTTTCATCATATCTGAGTGGGGAACGAGGATTTTACAACGATGATATGTATACGGAAATGTTAAAGGCACAAGCATTGTACGCATACTGTTCTAGGAACGTTGCGGAAAGTGAAGGATTTCAAAAGGGCATGGCTATTGCGTCTGAGTATATCGCACGATTCGGTGGATATGCCGGAAATACCATGAACGCAATGAGCTGTTTTGCTTCTTTTAGCCCGGAAAGAAGATATTCTTCTTTGTTTAAGAGCGTAAGCGACCTTCTTACAGATAGAAATGCTAATGTTGAAAAGGTACTTGGTACGGCAGAAGCACCGACTGAATTCCGGAAAATGCTTGAAGCAGTTAAAACCATAAAGGACAAGGACGAATTGCAAGTGCTTTACGCAAACATTTTCACTTCGGCTAACAAGATTTGTGGTAACAAAGACGCTTTAAGCATACTTAATACATTTCGCCATTTTGCCATGCTTTGCAGTCCTAAAACACAGGATAGAAACCTTACCGGAAATGTTGTCTTTACTTCCGAACGTGCAATTAGCGATATTGGAACACGGTTAATTCAAAATAAATTGTATAGAGATGGCATTATTGACGAAAAGACGGTTGGCAAACTTACAGAAAAAGATACGGCTCATATTCTTGGTAAGATTACAGGAACAGAAGCAAAGTATCAATCTCTGGATAAGTATTTCACTAGAGATGTAAATATTGTGATGAAAACAACCGAAAAATTCGGTGATGTAAAAAGGGAATATTACAAAGACGACCCATTACTTGTAAGAGCCATTGAAAAAGGTTCAGACATTGTTGGAAAAGGTCTTGAAATGGGCGATAAAGTTTTTGTTGCCTTGAACTACAAGAAAAGATTTTTACAATATCTTAATGCAAACGGATTTGATAAGAATGAACAGCAACTTGTCGAAGCCGGGGCAAAAAGAAGTGAGCTTTTACAGGAGCTTAACAAGCTCAAAAAAGAAGTTGAAGGTAATGATTCGAAAGAGTTAAAGCAGAAACTTTTAAAGCTCAAGAAAGACATTGCAGATATAGACGCAGTAGAAAGACAGTGCAAGGCAAAAAAGACCACACTTGAAGATAGAGCCAGACACTATGCTAGGAAAGAAGCGAAAGAGTCTACATATCGTGAAGCAAATGAATTTGCAGATAAAATAAATCGTGTTCGTAGGAAGGCTTACTCAAAGAATGCCAGAAAACGTGACAAGGCGATTGGGTTATTGGTAGACGCTGTATTTCCTTACACAAATACACCAGCAAACATTATGAAACAAGGTGTTAGGTATTCACCTGTTGGGCTTTTGTATAATGGAAGTAAATTCATGAAAGCCATTAAAGACCCGAAAAAGAATGTTTATGAAATCAATGACCTTGCGGAAAAACTGTCTGCTGGGGCAACTGGTACGGCAATTGGGGCAATCGGACTATGGCTTGGCATGAATACGCTTGACGATTCTGTTTCGCTTACAACAAGCCTTTCCAGTAATGCCGAAGATAAGATGAATAAGAGCCTTGGAGTTCAGGAGTACGCAATTAACATTAAAGTTGGCGACAAGCAGAAATCAATAACATTAGACTGGTTGACCCCTACAGCTTCTGCCCTATTCCTTGGTGCCAGTTGCGGAAAGCTGTTCCAAAGATTTGGAGATACTACCGCATTTACTGGTAACGTGTGGGACAAGACTTCTGGTGGATTTGAAGTAATTAATGAAGTTGTTCAACCAGTTCTAGCGACATCAATGTTACAGACTTTTGAAAATATTATTTCTGGTGCTAACAGCGATTCCAATGTAAGTCCTATTCTTAATATTGGAGAAGGAGTAGCCGAATCTTTCATAGCTTCATTTTATCCAAACGTATTGCGTGGTATTGCTAAGACAGTCAGACCATATGACTATAACAATATTACTCAATCAGAAACAGAAGGTGGACAGGCTAAAGAGCGTTGGTTCAACAATCTTAAAAATGGCATGGAGTTTAGAGATACGGGAGCCGCAAAAACAAACATTTGGGGTGAAGTTTCTGGAAAGCGTGGAAACATTGCGGTTTCCGCATTTAACAGCTTGTTAAACCCAGCAAATGTTAAGACTGTTAAGCGCACAAAGGTTGATGTTGAAAATGCCGAACTTTATAAGCGACTTGAAAAAGACGGTTCTAGCAAGGCAGATAGCGTTATTCCTAAGAGCTACTATAATACAAACCTAAAGGTTTCTTCCGATGGAATGGAGAAAAAGAACGGATTAAAAGCAAGTGAAATGAAGCTCAATGCGGTTGATGTTTCAACGATAAATAAAGCCCGAAATTCTAAAGAGGGAGCAAAAGAAGCATTGAAAGATTTGCTTGTGGAAAATGCGTCTTTTAACCGAAAATCCGTCAGACTTTCCGATGATGAAAAGCAAAAAATCATGGACAAGAACTTCAAAAATACAAAAGAAGTTGTCGAATGGTTACATACAACAAAAGCGTGGAAAGATGGCGGTGACGAAGATAAAGCGAATATGCAGATGGCTGTCCTTGGTCAAGGTAGCGGAGCAAAGAAAAAGGGTAGCGTTAAAGCCGGGGCAATGAAGGTTTATGAAGCTCATGGAAAAACGAAAACTGATTTTCGTTATGATAACGAGGTTACTTCAAGCAAAAAAGCAAAGCTTGGAGACCTTGGGAAAACACAAGATGGAAAGAAGAAGGTTCTCGATTTTCTGGAAGGAGCGGTAAAACCTAGTTACAGCAAGGACGGAACTTTGTATAAGAACTATCCGCTGAAAAACCTTTATCCATACTTAAACAAAGCCATTGAAGATGGAGAACTTACAGGTGACGAAGCAATCACATTGTTTGAAGCCTATAAGCGGAGTGATAAGGCTACTTTTAATCCTAATTATAAAGGCGGTAGAGGTGGTTATCGGAGGGGTTACCGACGGCGCAGATATTATGGTCGTAGAAGATACGGCAGAAGGGGCGGTGGCGGTTCTTCCGGCGGTAGCGGAAAGGTTGTACAGCTTAAAACATCGGCTTTCAAATCTGATATTACAGATTCCGATTATAAGAGTATGGCAACATCAGCAAGCGGAACAAGCAAGAAAACCGCAAAGATAAAGTCTCAACTCAACAGCAAGAATTCCGCACCAAAAGTTAAAGCACCAGAGCCAATTATCAAAACCAAAAAGAAAGGCTAGGAATTTATATAATGCAAGTTCTTCACAATACTTCCGATATGGTTATCACAATAATTACGATTGTTTTTGCAAGTGGCGGTTTTTGGTCATACTTGCAGAGCAGAGATTTTCTTAATCGCAAGAGTAAAGAAGACGAAATGAAAACGCAATCTGAAATCATTGACTCACTGGAATTGCTTAAAACTGGGACTATGTATATGTTGAGAAATGATTTACTCAACAGGATAGATAGGTTGTTGGAAATTGACGCTGAAGAAATCAGCCTAAAAACGGTTGATAACATCAGGGCAGAATACAACACCTACAGAAAATTAAACGGTAATTCAGATGTAGTGACTAGATGGGAACTACTGATGGATAAAATAACAAACAATATCACTAATTAACACTAGAAAGGCGGGTTTTTAATGGATATTCAGACAACTATTACTCAGTATTGTGTACCTCAGATTCTTGTATTTTGCTTGTGCCTTGGTTTTGTTTTTAAACGGTGGCTCCCCATGGACAATAAATGGATTCCAACAGTGTTGTTTGTTGTTGGTATTGTTTGTGGTTTGGCTTATAACGGCATTAGCTTTGATTCAGTTGTATACGGTGCAGTTTCCGGTCTTGCGTCCGTAGGACTCAATCAGGCTTTTCAGCAGGCATTGGGGCTGAACGTTAGACCAAATATTGAATTAACCGATGGTGAAGTTCAGGATTACGAACTGGCAGAGGAAGAAGATGAAGCGGACGAAGAAGGTGAAGAGAATGAGTAAGACAATTGCGGTTCAGTGTGGACATGGTGTAAGTACTGATGGTTCTTGGGATTCCGGCTGTGTATATAAGGGTCATACCGAAGCCGGGTTAATGCTCAAAATCACAAAATCGGCTGTAAAGTATCTCCGTGGCTGTGGGATTAAGGTTATTTCTGACGCTGACCATGGAAATAACAAAAACATGATTGCTGATGTTAGATGGGCGAACAACGTAGGTTGTAGTTTATACGTTTCCATTCACTGTGACTATAGCGGTGCCCCTAAGGGGGTAATGCCGCTTTATGTGTCTGGCAGTGGAAAGAAGCTTGGAAGGTGCCTTGAAAAATCTATCAAGAAAGACTTGAAGATGAAGAGCAGAGGTGTTCAGAAGAGAACCGACCTTTGGGAACTGAACGGAACGGATATGACAGCTTGCATTCTTGAAACTGGAAGTATTAAAGGCGATTTGGCTACACTTAAAGGCAAGCCTGATACATACGGTAAAGCAATTGCGAAGGGTATTTGTGCATATCTTGGAGTTGCGTTTAAGGACGGTTCAAAGCCAAAGCCGAAAGAAACATACCGTGTCCGCAAGTCTTTCAAGGATAGCAAGTCTCAGAAGGGGGCTTTTAAAAACCTTGACAACGCAAAGAAGTGTGCCGATAAATACGGCTATTCCGTTTTTAACAGTAAAGGGAAGGTGGTGTACCGTGGCAAAAAGTAGAAAGATTAATAGAACTTATGTTGTAATTAAGGCTGACCCATTACGGGTCAAGCCTTCTTACAAGTCGAAGCTGAAAAAAACGCTTGCGGTCGGAACGAAAGTTCACGCAACAAAGATTAATGGCTATTACATTTATATTCCGGCACTTAAAGGCTGGACTATTTGGAAGGATAGCAAAGGACATAAATATGTTCGCCTTGTATCCGTGCCGAAAAGCACAAAGGCAAAAAAGCTGCTGAAAGAGCTGAAAATCGTTGCTCAGAAGCTTATCAAAGCTGGTGTAAAGTATAACGCAAATAATCCTTGCACAAGTTTATCCAGTGCCTTGAAGCATAAAAGAACAAATTGTGCTACATTTATTTCATTCGGCTTACAGGAAATTGGCATTTTGCCGAAAGGAAAGTACATTTGGCTGGATAAAAAGATTCATGGAACCGGAAGAAATATTATCAAGAAAAAGGCGAAGATTGCCTATCCTCGTAAGAAATGGAAACAGGCAAAATTAAAGCCCGGTGATATTTGCGGTTTTGCTAATAAGCCACATACAATGGTTTATGTTGGAAAGGATAAAAACGGACATGCTTTATGGTATTCGGCTGGTGGCTCAGATGTTAAACCGAAAAATCTTGGACCGAAAAGAAAGCAGAAGTACGAGAACAGAACCGTTTATGTACGTATCAGATTAAAATAGAGAGGTGAGCATATGTCTACAATTCGAGGGACAACACCAACATTTACAATTAACTTAAACGGTGTAGATTTAACACAAAACTACCGTATATATATCACCATCGACCAAAACGGAACTCAGCTCACGAAAGATAGCTTTTCTGACGCAATGCAGATGAATATTACCAAAACAGAAGCAGAGGACGGTTCTATTTCTACTCAGATTGATTTACATTTGACACAAGAAGAAACTCTTATGTTCGATACCGGAAACGCTGAAATTCAAGCAAAGTGGATTGATGTAACTGGTGCTGTAGAAGCAAGCGACATTTCTATGGTTAAATTCAGTCGTGCGTTGTTAGAGGATGTGGTTCGGTCATGATTCCTATCAGTTTAAATGTAAACGAGAACTCTAAAACATATGAGCTGAATTTACAAATGGATAATAGGAGCGTTTCACTCAGTCGTGAAGAACATACACCAAAATATATAGGTGCTAGAGCGTATTGTACACCAACTGATGATGGGGCAATTATTACACTTATAGATTATAATGGTGAAACTTCCGTTGAAATAAAGAATGGTCGCTCACAGCTTGATGACAATGATTACACTAAAATTGCTACAACCGTTCTAAACCTTTTGCAAAACAGCCTTGCAAACGAAGTGTTCATGAACGTGAGAGAGTATGACGCAAACAGAAACGGTATAGTTGACAATGCCGAATCCGTAAACGGATATACGGTCGAATCAAATGTGCCACAGAATGCAGAATTCACTGACACAAAATACGATATGTTAACTTCATTAATGATAGATGATATTTGTGATTTATAAATATTAATATTGGGGGATTTATTATGGCTAATAAGATTGATTACAGACTTGATGAAAACGGACTTGCTCACCTTTGGCAGAGAATTAAATTGCTTGTTACAAACAATGTATCAAACAAGGTCGATAAAGTATCTGGTAAGGGCTTGTCTACTAACGATTATACCAATGCCGAAAAAACAAAACTTGCTGGAATTGCAGAAGGGGCACAGAAGAATGTACAGCCGGATTGGTCACTTACTTCTGGTGATGGTGCAATTAAGAACAAGCCTACTATTCCAACGAAGGTTTCTCAGCTTACAAACGACAGCCTGTATCAAAATGCGGCTGAGGTTATTGCCAAGATTGACACCAAACTCGGGAAGCTATCCCTCGATGTCGAAGATAATGATAAATATTATGTTTATTCAGTAAAGCAAAAAAACGGTCAAATCTCCTTTTCTTCGGCGTCATTCTCTGATTCCTTCACAAAACAACTTGAATCGGCACACACAACAGGTGGTGTCGTAAGTAGAACAGATGTTAACACGGCGATTAACAACGCAGTCGGGAAAATCACATCGTTCGAGTACAAGATTGTTGATTCCCTTCCGGAAGTTTCGGACGGAAAGAAGGGTGTTATCTACCTTGTGGCACACAGCGGCGGTACAACTCAAAATATCTATGACGAATACATTTTCTTGCCAGCAGAGGGAAGTACAGCGGCACGGTATGAGAAAATCGGCACAACCGATATTGACCTCACACCATACGCAAAGAAAACGGAGATTCCAGTAGCAGTTTCCGACCTTGCAAACGACCTTGGCTTTATCACCGATGAGACCAGTACAGCAAATATAAGAAGTGCCATTAACAAGCTTGATTACAGCGATACCGCCGAAGAGGGAAAATATGTATCGTCTGTATCGGAAACGGACGGTGTAATTTCTGTGACGAGAGCTAATTTTGCAGACGCTATTCCGGCAATTACGGAAACTCAGATTGATAATATTTGCACATTTTAGGCGGTGATTTAATGGCTACAGATATTGATAGAGTAGATTCAACTGGATTAGGTATTTTGTGGAACAAAATGAAACAATATGTTCAGCAATATGTTCAGCAAAATTCTTCCGGTGGAGTATCAATTTCTTCCGTATACCCCGTAGGCTCAATCTATATGAGCGTGAATTCCACAGACCCATCAACTTTGTTTGGTGGGTCGTGGGAGCGGATTCAAGACACGTTCCTTCTTGCTTCCGGTAACTCATACGGTGCCGGCAGTACTGGTGGTTCTGCTGACGCAGTAGTGGTGAAGCACTCTCATGGTACAGAATCACATAACCATGTCCAAAGCACACACACACATGGAACCAACCTTGGAGATAACATAGGTTTCGCAACATATACACATAATTCTGGTGTAGAGCGTATGAGGGTAGCGACTAGTTCAAGCTCTAAAAGATATACATACGGTAGTAAGCCGAGCGGTTCAAGTTCAGCGGCTGAATCAGGTCTTAATTGGTCAAGTGGATTGTCGGAAGCTACACCGTATATCGGTAGTGCCAGTGTTAAGGTTTATAGCAACGGTGTTGATGGAACCGGAAAGAACATGCCACCATATTTAGCCGTATATGTTTGGAAACGAATTGGATAGGGGGTATATATGAATTTAATTTCAACAATGTTAGGTTTTATCGGAAGAAAGATTAAGAATCTTGAAACGGAAGTTGGAAAAATCAACTCTACACTGGACGATGTTTCGCCAGCACCAAAAGTAATCCCGATTGAGCGTGGTGGGACTGGTGCCACAACAACTAATGGAGCGTTGGACAACCTATTTGGAGAATCACCACTTCCAATAAGCCGTGGTGGAACAGGGGTTAATACACAAGAAGCTCTAGCGTCTCTATGCGTTAAATTTGTAGATATAGATTTATATGCGATGATAGACGCAAATAAAGACGTCACACTTTCTATTGACAAGGAGAATATAGATTACCCGATTACACCCGGATATAATACCGGGTGGGAATATTTTGTTGGAGTGCCTATAGCGATTACAACTAATGTTACTAACGGCGAAGCTGGGTATTACTCATCGTATGTAAATGTATACGGTGTTTATTTTACCAATGATAATAAGACAATCAATTGTAAGTGCAGAAATCTACATAGTAAGCTGGCTTATGTTACTATAAAAGTTAGAGTTGCATATATACCAAAACCAAAACCAAGCAATTAA